CCCAATAATCTGGCATCCTCAGGAATAGTATCTATTTGTTTCCAATTACTAAATATAACGCCCTCTAAATTTCCTATTTCCCCAAGCCCATAAACTCGCCACCAATTCGCCCAATAGTTTGAAGTTCCCGCTTTCTCTTTTGCTTTCTCAATTTCCCTAACCAATGATAAATCTAATGCTTCATTATCCTTATAAGTTAGAACTATCATTTCGGCATCAATATCGTTAATCAATTCAGTATCCACCCAAAATTCACTTACTGGGTTATAATCTAAATAAATAAAACGTCTTGTTCTAATCGCTAATTGATAATAGGATTCCCATTCTATATTATTGCACTCATTGACAAATAAAACATCCCTTCTAGCACCTCTCAACTTATCTGGCTGGTCCGCACTAAAGAACTCAATAAACGCCCCATTATTAAATGTATATGTTAGTGAACTTTTATTCCATTTACTTGGATCAAACATATCGACCATGTCCAAAATCTTAAGAAAGTCTCTAATTGCACCACGTCTCAAATGTGGTATTGATTCAGCAACAATACTAATTTCACACCCAGCGTTTTGCACAGCATAGGTAATAAGCATTGGAATAATAGAGAACGTTTTACTTGAACTTGTACCGCCCCGAACTATTCTAACCCTTTTTTTCAGTTTTGCTATTTTGGTTTGAGCTGTCGTTTTTTGTAACATTTACTCTTTGATTTCTTTAATCAATCTATCTAAATAGTTTTGGGCTTTCATTAAGTCTTTAATGCCATCTTTTTTATCATAACGCCAAACATACTTTTGAATGTTCCCCTTCAAAAATCCTTTAAATTGTTCTATACTCATAGAACTTTTAATGGCATCAATACATTCAATATCCCCTGTATAATGGATAGGTTCATTTACATTATCATGTTCCATTATTTACATCTAAATCCAAGCCGTTAAAAATAGGTTTTTCTTGTTTAATATCTAGCTTCTGAGTAGGTAACCCATAGCCATTATTCAATAGTTCTTTATATGCATTTACATCCCCATTACGGGCTTTCTTAAGCACAGCCAATGTCATTATATCCTCTTGGCTTAATCTCTCATTTTCACCCGTTATTGGGTTCTTTACTGATTCCATAACCTCTAGCCATTTTTTAGCAATGGTTGAACGGTTAAGGCTGCCTTTTGGTCTCCCGTTTGGGTTTCTAACTTCACCTTTTTGTGGTGGTGGTATTAAATTTTCATTATTTGCCATAATCTCGAATTATTTTCCAATTATTTTTCAAAATACTCAATACCCAATTCATTCTGAATATCAAACAAATATTGAGCATGGTTTTTATCTATAATTATTAACCCATGTATAATTACCATCTGGCACGTTGTACACGGGCAAACATTTTTAACCCTGTAAATTCGTTTACCGATTCTCTCAGTAAACCATTCTATATTATGAATCAAACTATTCATCGAATCCCTCAGGTAAATGCATCCAATACAAAGGTTCGCTTACAACTATTTCAGAAGTTGTATCATACCAATATTCACCATCGTATTTTATTAATTGCCTACCAAATGAATAATATCCCAATACTTCACGGTCATCAAATGGTTTTTGTTCTGATGTTAATCTTAAACTTACTTTCATATTACTTTTTTTATTGTATATTTGTATTGTTTATAAGCGAAGTTAGTGTATCGGTAACACACTCGGCATCCAGCTGAGAAAGGGCGTTCAACTCGACCACTTCGCTCAACTTTTTTGGATAAGGTTTTGCAAGTTGTTTGCAAATATTTATTGATGATTTGTCCAAAGGGTAAATATATTTCCATTTTGGTTTAGTTTTTAATACTTCAACGGTATATCCTTTTTCTCTTATTTTTTCTGCTGAACAAGTACCAAATCTACTACCTAATGTTCTACGGTGTTCCCTTTTGCCATTTACTATTAAATTCGTATCGGTTGAATATCCAGTATAGAACCAATTTGTTGCTTGGTAAATAGTTCCAAAATGATTTTGTTCAGAATCTGCATATGAAACAATCAATTTAACATTAGGTGCAAATCTTTTAACCAACCTTAATGATATTGACAATGCTTTTGTCGTGCTTTCTTGCTTACCATTTAAAGCCATTCTTAAAAGTTCAATCACTTGACCTTGAACCATATTATAAGGAGAACTAATATTATTTGTCGCTCCAACGCCATAGCATATTACTCCACACCATTCATTTTTATCGTTAAATACTGCAAATGCAAGTCCTACATTTGGAACTGCTTTTGCATAATGAAAATTCATACAAGCATATTTAATGGCTTTTGATGATGCAATTTCTAATCTCATATTTCACCAACTGAAACGCTAAAATAAGCCCCGTTATATTTTCTATCTAATAATTCTTGAATATCAATTTCTGCTTTTTGTAATTGTTCAATAGTTTCAAAAGTTATTTTCATTGTTGGCAGTTTATTTTTTTCCTCACCAATTAATTCGTCCATTGTTGGTTCTGACTCAAATAAACGCAAATCCAAACCCCACTTATCTAATTCTTGGACATCCCACTCATTTGCTAACTGATCCCAATCCCATTCACCAAATCCAACATTATCTTTAATTATAAATTCCTTTTGTTGTTCCTCTGTAAGATCATCAATTTTAATTATTGGGGCTTCCTTTAACTTTAACTCTTGTAATGCCTTTAATCTCATATTCCCACCCAATACAACCATATCGGCATTAACAACAATTGGGCGTAATTCTAACATCTTTGGAAACTCCCGAATACTTGCAACAAGTTTTCTAAATTTATCATCCTTAATTACTCTCGGGTTGTTCGGGTTCGGTTTTATGTCCGTTATTTTTACTACTTGTATATTCATTTTCTATTTCTTTAATTGTTACCATTTCTTTTTTGTCCTCATCATAAACACGCAAATATATTTTGCCATTGATAAACGAAATACAAGGTTTATGAATTGTATGTTTTGTAGACTTCATTAAGATCATTAATCATATCTTGAAAAGGTCGAGGACTGCATGAACGACAAGGGCAATAATAAGTCCTAGTTTGAAAAATATAATTCCAAATCTCACAAAGCATGTCAACTTCTTTGGCTGTTAAAAAGTCCCTCGGTATCTCCCGAAATTCTGTCCAATACTTATAATAATCCTCAGTAAAACAAATGGGCTTTTTGTATTGAAATAGTTTGTTTAATTTGGCTTTACGTTCATCACATCCGCAATCTTCACCAGCTACAAATTTAACAAGTTTATCAATCCCAGTCGCTTGGGTAATTTTCTCTATAGTATCGCCCAAGCCCTGACTCGGTTTCGTTCTCGTTTTCCTCTTTACAGTGTTGCTCATATAAATGTATTGTTTTATTTTTAATTATTTCTTTTGCATTTTTAACTATATTGAAAACTGATCTGGTTGGTATAGATGTTCGCCTTTCTATTTCCCTGAAACTAAAACCATATACAAAATAAAGTTCTAATAACATCTGATCATATTCCCTCATCCCATCAATTACTTCTTTTATTTCAACCATTAAATTAGAATAAGTATCTTTTATTTCTATTTTAATATAATCGTTTTCAGTATCGTCAATATAATTTTCGTCAAAAATATCTTTTTTCTTTGCTCTTATACCATTAATAACAACTGATTGAATAATTTTAAACACATAATAAGTTTGCAATTTGCCATTTTCTCCGGTTATTCGCTGTAAACTTCCATCCGTTTCTTTTATTTCTAGGATCTTAATATAAAAATCCTGTACAATATCATCCACATTATCTGACACCGCTCCCAAGTAAAACGCCATTTTACGCCACTCTTTATGCCTTGCCGTTATTTCATCAATGTTTATCAATTGCGTATTTCAAATGTACAATAATATTTTAAAGTTTGTTATTTTATTTTCATTTGTTACCTCCGTATGTTTCGTTGTAGTATTGTTCAAACGATTCGTATTTAAACCCCACAAATTTGTTTGTTAATCTACTTTGTTCAAATGTGTGTTGTCTTTGACCCTTGTCTATTGCTTTGGCTTTCTCTAATAACTCTTGCATCAAATCTCCATTGCCTGTTAAAAATCCATTTTCATAGAGTGAAATTGCAAATTGCTCTATTGCCGTTTGTTGTTTATTGTTTGTCATTGCTCACCTCCTTTGTTTTTATC